AAAAATCAAATTTCTACCAAAAAAAAGAGACCTAGAGAGCTCTATAAAACCAAAAAATAATTTTATTTTTAGGTCACAAAGAGTGCAGAAAAAATACAAAACTCAGAATCTAAAAAGAGACCTGAAAACTTCTGCATTAAATTGTCGATTTGGGCCTGAGACGCTAAGCAAGACACAAATCAGGTCCGTTGTCAGGTTTTTATAGTCATAAAAATCGGGTCCTGAGCAAAACTGCTACCCCGCCCCCGACTTTTCTGCATTTACACATCTTCCACACTTCCATTGTCAGAAAATAATATCTTACAATAGTATGAAGCTTGAAACAATCACAGAGTCTGATAAACCAGGCAAGAAATGGACCGCTGTATTTATCAAAGACAATGGCAAAACCAAGACTGTGCATTTTGGTGCCAAGAAAAATGGGCAACCTATGGATGATTATACTCTGACTCATGACAAGGCCCAGCGTGATCGATACAGGGCCAGACACCAGAAAGACTTAGAGACCGGTGATCCGACTAGAGCAGGATTCCTATCGTACTATTTACTATGGGGAGATAGTACTAATCTTAAAACGAATATTAAGAAGTATGTAAAGAAATTCAACTTATAAATGTGTAATTTGTGTAATTATTTTCTTCGGGAAGGGGATAGGGATTCGGGAATCTTCTTAGGGATGCTAGGCTGGTCAAAATGAAAAAAGTTACACAAATTACACAATACTGTCTTTACGACTCTTAACATCATGTATTATAATTTTAATAATATAGTTAGAGATGTATTATGTCTCTTTCTGTATTTATTAATAGGATTATAATAGGTGTAATTTGTGTAATTATTCTCTCCGGCAAAGGGATAGGGATTCAGGAATCTTCTTAGGGATGCTAGGCTGGTCAAAATGAAAAAAGTTACACAAATTACACAATCATAATGTTAGACCTTGAATAAAAAGGTGACTATAAAGTTTAAATGCATACTGTAGGAAGATGTTCAATATCGATCCAGAAGCTATGTTAAAGCCTCTTGCTGACCGGACCAAGAAAGATTATCTAAGTAAGTTGAATATGTTAGAACGTGAAGGCCTTGCTAATGACAGAGCCTCACTGAAAAAGAATGCCAAAAAAATCATTAGCTTCATAGATACACTATATGAAGGCGATGATGAGAAAGTAAGACAGAAAAAAAGATTTATTGTGTACTCCATATTCTGGGCCATGGACGAAAAGTACAAGAAACGAAAGAATCTGTATCATACGTACGTAAATAAGATTCCGCCTTTTATAAATATTGCTACGGGAGATGCATGGCTTCCTGTAAAAGAATTCAAGTCTTCTTAGGCCGTCCTTTAAGAGGATGAGGTAGACCATTTTTACCATATAAATATTTTACAGTGCCTCCATCATTGTATTTAATCTTCCATTTATCATCTACAAAAACTGCCTCGTAGTCAGTAATGTTCTTCATTTCTATTGCCGGAAACCTACTCTTTAGAGTACTAAAGACTAGTGAATATCGAGTCCCAGTCCATGGTTTGGTCCAGTGTAACTTTTCGGAACCATTGAATAGCAGACCACTTCTTATATCATAAGCATTCTTATCACTATCTATACACAGTTCTCCACCAGTATAATCTCCGAACCCAATAATGAAACTCTGGCCAATATTGCCGTGATCTTTATGCGGTGCACAGATGTAATTACAGTTAACCTGTATCGATGTAAATGGTATCATGACATGTTTATTGGCAAAGACCATTAGCAGATGATGAAGTTCTGCATGGAGCCAAGATTGTCTTGATAGATCTGGTGGTGCAGATCGTTTCGAGACTATACCAAAACATTGACTTACTCCTTCACCGACAGTAACTCTATATTTATTTACTCCGAGATGATGAGTCTCTAAATATTTACGGATATTGTCTAAGTCTGGTTGCATGTTAATAATAGTATAGATAAAAAATCAAATCAATCTTGTAGTATGGCCTCATTGGACGACATGCAGAAAATAGTCCAATCAGCATATCAAGGTAAGACTCTGTTAGAAGTCGGCGGATTCAAGCTCTTATTTAGTCTGCCTACCATTAAATTCTATATTAAAGACCAAGTTATTATTGTTTCTATACGTGGAACAGCGGACTCTACAGATGTAGCATCTTGGCCTAATGTAGCCACAGGAACATTGGATAGATCAAGCCGATATCAGACAGATTTGCAAGTCCTGTTAGAATGCCAAAAATACTATCCACAATCAGAATATTATTATGTCGGGGCGGGTCACAGTCTTGGAGCGGCAATTATGGACAGATTTTTGCAAATGGGTCTTCTTAGCCAGGGCCTTAGTTACAATGGAGCTGTAGAGCCACAGTTCGTATATAATAATCCTAAACACCGTCGTATCTACAACGCAGCCGATCCTCTGTACAATATTGTTGGTCGATTTATTCCAGGTATAGAAGTCAGGCCAATTTCAATTGCTACTGGATTAGCAGCACTTCTAAATCCATTCTATGCCTCTTACAGAGCCCACATGCTTAGTAATTTTGAAGGTGGTGCAATACACAGAAAAAAAGTTCTAAAAAAATACAAGTTAAAAGGAAGCCAAAGTTTAGAAGATTTGAGCAATGCTACAGGAGTATCGATATCTATTCTGCAACAAGTATATAACAGAGGTATTGGGGCTTATAAAACTAATCCGCAGAGTGTTAGATTTAAAGGCTCGTTCAAAAAAGGGCCTGGACCAATGTCTCAGAAGTTGTCTAAGGAGCAGTGGGCCATGGCACGTGTTTATTCATTTTTAGATGGCAATAAGAAGCATGATACCGACTTAAATTAAATTTAGTACTTGGCTATTATAGACAGCATAAAAATTACTATTCATCGATCTTAAAGATATAAATACCTTTGATGGATCTAAAACAGCAATTTGCTGAAGTTTAAAGTGTGTCATAATTCTAAATCCTTGGTTCCATAATTCTGTTAAGTCTACTACAACTCTTAACATCATAATATAAAATGCTGGAGAGGCATTAGTTGGCAAGTTACGATTGTGCTGTATCTGATTTATATTTACAGAAGGCTGATAAGAAACATTATTTACTGAGTCAAAAATAGTAAATAATGTATTACCTGCATCAAATGACGGGCTTGTTGTATTTGCTTGTAATGAGTATGCTAAAGACACATTAATTGTAAAAGTACCCGTTGAATAAGGACTTTGTGTAGCAATACTCGTGGCCCATTTAGTTCCTGCAATCTGTGTAACAGGAATTAAACCAGTTGGTGGTGGCTGACCAACTGTACCTCCTTGAAGTGGATTTGGAGCCATGTTAGACGTTTGGGACTGAGTGCAGATAAGTGAAATAGACGGATTAACAGTAGCCAGAGTGAGATCTGGAAAATTATTCAATAGTAGACTATTATCTACTGTTGCGAGATCAATTAGACCATTATTAAAAACATAAGGTTCGAGTGCGTCACCTTGATTTAATAAACCAGTTCCTACACCCATACCTAATAGCCCAGTGTTCGAGATCAAAGGTGTTGGTCCAGGAGTTACTGAAAGTCCTGAATTTGGAGCTGCAAAAATCGAAATAACACCCGTACAAGCAAGAGAAACGGTTGTTGTTCCTGTAACAGAAATTCCTGGTCCTACATTACCTATAATTTGTGTTACACCTGTATTAGACAGTTTTTTTGTTGCTGAATCCCATGCTATACCTGTATCTGGTATAATAGAAGTAAGTCCTAAGTCTTCTAAAATAGGATTTAAATTAGTATTAAGATTGTCTATGCCTGGTAAAAGAATAGCATTCAAAACTCCTTTGTTAGAAATAGTCGGAGTTGTCGATTGTGATACATCTATATACTGAGAACCTTGAATTTCTTGAACTCCTGCAGCACCTGCACCAAATGCATACCAAGATACGGGATTTGTTGAGGGATCTCCTCCTCCTCGTATAGTAGTTCCTGGAAAAATATTGATATACGAACCAAAATTCAATGGAGAAATTACTATGTCATTTCTAAAATAAACTATTGCTGGAGACCATGTTCCTCGCCAGTTTACGGCTTGAGGAAGAGTTGCTAATCTGTTAAAAGGATTAGATAAATCTAATGAGCTTTGTGCTGCCATACTATAGTCTTAGATTATTATTATTGTACTCAATAAAATAAAAGCAAGGGGTTCCCTATTGTAATCCTAAAGGATAATAGGTTCCATTTACAGTTGTTGCCATCGATGACACAGATAGATTGGCATTAGTGTTATTATAGACTCTTATTTGACTTAAAGTCCTCATTCCAGCAGTACGAGCATCAGCAACATTGAAATAAACTTGGCCAATAGATGTTGTAACGGGATATGGTTGGCCTCCAATTAAATATGAATTATTTAATACTACTGCAGAAACATACTCTACATTTAAAACAGAGTCAAAAAATGCCACATAAAAAACATTTGCAAGAATTGTTTGACCAAAAGTTCCAAAAAGTAACAGAAATTCTGATAAATCGATTATAAAAATACCTGTTGCATCCGGTGCACCGTTAAATAAATAATCTGTAAAAATATTTGGACTTGTAGGTGTTGATCCTATAAAAACCTGAGCAGTTCCAGGAACTTTAGGAGTAAAATCATTAGGTACTGAAAAAGTTGTAGTAAAAACTCTGGAAAGTACTGGTGCAGCGGTTCTTACTATACGATTTTGAGCAGTTCCACTGATTATAATAGAAGAATCTGCGGCGGCTATTGATAATACACCAGTGTTAGAAATAGTTGGACTTGTACCACCGGTCGAAGCAATACCATCACCGGGAGTAAATGATTGTACACCTGAATTTCCAATTGTTACATTACCAACACCTGTAACAGATATTCCAGGTCCCTGTAAAATAGATAATACACCGCCAGAAGCAACTGACACAACTCCTGGTGAAACTACATTAACAGTTACAGTATTATCGGCAGCTAACACTTGTCTTACTCCTGCATTTGCCACTATAGGAACTTGCGGATTTGTATTATCGATAGATATTCCGGGACCTTGTTGCAGATTTGAAATAGCTGTGGATGAAATTACAGGATTTTGAGGGTCTGTATTATCAACAAGAACAGTAACTCCGTCTCCTTGTAAAGTCTGTACACCTATATTTGTAATCGTAGGAGTTGCTGGAGGACCCGTTATACCAATACCTGTACCTGGTAAAATTCCAGTTATTCCTGTCGAAAGAGGCGAGATTTCTTGATAATTTGGTGAAAGTGATGGATCTACACCTCCTGAAAGAGCAGTTCGGCCTACTAAAATATAAGAAGAACCGTTAATTGGACTAATAACAACATCATTTCTAAAATATGGCTGTGTGACTAACCAAGTGCCTCTCCAATTAATAGTATCAGGAAGAACTTGTAAGCGTTGATAGGGATTTTGTAAACCTTGTACCGACATCTACTATATAAGGTTGATTAATTAGTTTAATCAAACTTATATATGAGCTGGTTGCAATGCAACTGCTTAAGCCAGACGAGAATACGTGACAGTTACTGTGCCAGGTAGCAGAACAGTAGCCGTTGCACTCTGACGAGCAGAAATAGCAAACTGTGTTGCATCTGCAGGAGCATTTACTACCATAGAAACCGGGGATCCAGAAGCAGCATTAGCACCATCCGTAGTTGCACCAGCACCAAATAAATGAATAGATGAGACAGCAGCAGGTCCTGTGCCGTTAGGCGTTACAGTCCACTGGGCCCACGTATCCGTAGCAAACGGAGGAGCAGTTATGGACATAGTGTAATCAATTTTTACAAGCCAAGTAGACACTTGACCAAGACCGCCAGCACCGGTAAAAGTCAGAGCAAGACCTGCCGTTCCACCAAGAGCACCCGCTGCACCCGCTGCTACACCAGTTACAGCAGCAGAAGTTCGTGTAACAGTCCTTAAACCGACCGACTGCGTAGGAGCCCATCCTTCAGCGGCACCATTAGCAGAACTAGGATCATTTACAGACACCAGACAAGACCCCTGATTAGAGCCACCTAAGTTAGGATTCCATGCAGTGTACACGTACATCCCACCATTTACAGGAGACTGGACCATGTCATTGATAAAATATTGAGTAGTTGGAGACCAAGTAGGATCATTCGTCAGGGCCGTTGCAGACCTGAGATTCATTACATAGGGCTGGGCTCCCAGACTCTGCAATGCGTTCGAAAGAGATTCCAAAGCCATCTTATAATAAGGCAAAACAAAATTTTTGGCTTATTAATATTTCATTCGGACATCGAAATTTGTTTCGATGTCAGTGCCAATTGCTTCGCAATCGATTCGGACATCGAACCTTACATTAGACGCTGAGAGAGACTTTTAGCAACTTCGGGCTTCCTTTCAGCTTGGCGTTCCCTCTGCTGACCAGGGGCACGAGGAGCATACATCATCCTGTTAGCCATCCTCAGCATCTTGCCACCGACCATACGAGCCAGGCCAGCAAGAGTACCGGCAGGAGCCAGAGGTGCTGCAATAATGTCCTGCTCGGACAGCACACCCTTGATGATACGAGAAGAGCCACGGATACTCTCGAAGAACCCAGAGTTGGCCGTAATGATGAAAATCTGGGGGCGCACACTGAAAGGATACGTGTTGAGTACAGACACGTTGAACTGAAGAGTAAAGTTACCCACTAGAGAAGGTGCCTGGCCCTCCTGGAGAGTCAGATCAACACCAGGCTTCAGAACCAGAAAGCCACCAGTGGTAGACACAGACTTGCCACCAGCACCACTAGCCACACGGCCCTGACCAGACCACGTGTTCCAGTCCATCTCCAGGCCATTGCGTACGCTCATCGCGTACAGCTGTTCAGACGTGTGAGACGAGAGCAGACCAGAAAAGTTATCGAAGTTCACACTGAGAGGAGCCACAGACCGTGCACCATTCTGAGACGTCAGAACAGGCAGATAAGCAGAACCGTACTGAGGAAGAGCAGGATCTAACGAACGGTCAACCGCGGTAACCGCAGGGTCTGCAGTGGCCTTTACATAGATAATCAGCAGATCAGGAATCTGGGGGAGAGTAATGGTCTGAGACACAAGCTGGGCAGAGGTATTGGCGGGTAGAGGATTCGCTACCTGAGTAATATACCTAGGAAACTCGAGATAAGGCACACAACTCTTGGGGGGCAGAGGAATCGACAGAGAAGGAGTCAGAAACTGCACGTGTACCTGAGAGTCGCTGAACGGGCCATTTGCCACGCCAGTATTATAAAGCACAGGGGCAGAATACTGGGTAGGATTTGTAGAAGTACCGTAGTACAGCTTGGTCGTAGTGCCAACAAACCTGTCACGGAGACGCATTGCCCTCCCAGGTTCACGCATGTTCATCACCAGTTGAATGTTATTGATGCCAAAAAGACCAGTGTCTTCCCCATGCTCATTAGCAAAAATAAACGGGGACAGAGACAGCTTCTCGGACGTCCTGAACTGAAGGAACACAGAGTAAATACCGTTTACAACACCAGCACCCTGGTCAGTCGAAACGGGAATACCATCTACCACGTCTACCGTATTACCATAGGCATCCACATAAGTAGTCAGAGGAACACTAGGCAAGAGCACTGCACCAGTAGCAGTCGTGAACACTATGTTATTCCAAGAGCCGTTGGTAGGCTCAGCATAGTCATGAGACGCATTGGTGTAGCCAGAAATAGGGTCATTCTGGGCATTTAATGCATCTGCATTCTGCTGGTACTTGTCTAACATCGTCGGGCAAGTTCTCTGGAGCCTGTTACCACGGTAGTCGGTCAGACGCATAATCTCAGTAAGAACATCCTGAGAGTTGATCGTGGTCGTGGTGTCGTTGATTGTGGCCGTAATGGTGGCACACATGGAGTTCAGAGGAAACGCGGCTAAAGAACCGTCGACACCAAGCTCAAGCAGAGGCTGGCCGATAGGGTACTGGCCACCCTGAGTATCACCTAGCTGAACATCAACACGCAGATTCACCGTCGAAGACCAGTCTACATCACGGGCGACATAGACGTTCTCAGAGGGCACATACACGTTATACGAATGTTGGCTCTGGCTCTGGGAAATAGCGGCAAAGGGGGAATTCGTAATAGACAGCGCACCTTTCTCCACCGCGTAAGAAGGCTGAAGCTGAACAATTCTAGAGTCGTAGACCGCCATCTTGGAAATGTCAGAACTCATTATAAATAGGCCACACAAAATTTTTAGACTGACGAACGTATAGAATTTAGACAACATTCATCTGCCAAGTTTATAAATGCTTTTTCTTCTAGTCTGAGGGCCTCTGCCGTTGTAAAGGCAAACATTTTGATTATCTCAATAGTGCATAAAGACCAGCCTCCCAAGTCTGCAATAGCCTTGTAGACCTTTCGGTTTGGAAACAATGTTGATTTTTTATAGTGTACGAGTAGTCGGGCTTGTAGAGATCCTTTTGTGGAGCCTACATAGTATTTGGTGCCGATGATTATCTTATACAGAATAGCCTGGGCCGGGACTATCAAAATTCTGTTCATTCGTTATTAAGAGCGAAGAGAATTTTTTATGAAATGGGCCTAAGCCCTCACGGCCTTTAAGACCGGAAATCAATCTTACGGAACATCATCTTGATACTAACATCAGAGCTGTTAGACATTGTCAGAGGGATCAGCTCTCCTGTGAGCCTGTATCGCCAGAACACCTGGATATCGATATTTCTAATCTCATCATGACTGGCCTGCATACTTAACAGTCTATACTCTGCAGAAGGTTCGTACAGCGTAAATGACCTGTATCCTTGAGCAGCCTCAATCTGTTGATCGACGGAAAAGTCACAAATGATTGGCTCGAATGAGCTTTGGGCCGGAACAGATTTACCAGATGTGTTATTCTGATTGAGTTCTACAGGAGCCGCATTAAACTCTTTCTTCAAAGGTAGCAGTGAACTCGTAAAGACTATATTGGCTACAGGAGACCACATAGAATCAATACTCCTGTAATCTTGTTTGGCTACCCAGTACAAATTTTGTTTCGATACCGGAAGAAAGAAGTATGGATTATAAAGCGGAGGTGGTACTGCTGAATTATTTTGAAGAACAGGATTGTTATTCAATATGTTTCTGTACTGTTGATTTGTAAACAGTATCTCATTTATATACAGAATAGCACCGCCAGACGGATTTGGTAAAACAGTTGGAGTCGTAAGAGTAAGAGGCATTAGAATAGTTGAGCCATTTACAGCTCCAAGAAACGTATTATTAAAGTTAGACAGCAGACCAAATAAGAGATCATTAAAGAATAATCGAATAAAACATTGACTGGCAGGAGAAGCTGGACCACCAGCTACATAAACCGGCGGAACAAATGCAGGAAGACTAGACTGAGTACCATCAGGAAAGCCGGGCCCAGGAACTTGTAACTGACCAGAAACATTAAAGCATCGAGTATCACCGTAAATCTCGAATAAATTAGTTACTTCGTCATAGTACAGACACGGTACATCTTGGTCTAGTAAGAATGAATCAAAAGTAGGATAAGGATCTGCCGTAGCAGATCCAGTTGCAGTAACTTGATTAGCCCATGCGACTCCCCAGTCTAGCCAGAGAGCATTCATTGCTGTCAAAAAGGCATTGTTGACGAGCTGGACAAAGTGCTTGTACGTATAAATCCAATAGTATCTTGTACTCAAGTCTTGTTTAACTATTCCTGTCACGGGCGACCCTGGCAACGGAGCCACTTGAGTATTCTGTGTTTCCGATATGTAAGTTATTGGTATAGAAGGAGGAGTTAGAGTAATCATGACCGTAGCCGGTGTTACACCATCAGCCTCTGTATAATTCCATGAGCGCTGATATGCAAGAGATGCATAGTAAACTGTAAGATTTGGATCAGTTTGAAGAGGAACAACATTACCATTGGTCTGAATCAACGGTATAAACAAAGGGAGATTTTTGCCTGGCCCGTTCATAGCGAAACGGATAATAGAAAAATAGTATTGACTTGCATCTTTAACAATAGGGGCATCTCTTGACTCATTGAATCTTATAGGTGCTTGTACAGGACTCAAGACCATATCAGAGGTCTTAGTAGCTGTTAAAGTCGCATTGTAGTAGACTAAGTCCGAATCAGAACCGCCGTCTACTATAGATCGAAAACTATAGCTCATTCTATATAGATAAGTTATTATTTTCCAAGAGTTTGAACTGTTTCTTTAGTTACAAATTCATCTGGAGTCAGACCAGTAGATTTTATCATAGCTCTGTATCGACCTATCGGATATCTACTATAAAGAAGTCTACAGACACAATGCCGACCACAAGTCTGTACGTCGTCTTTTGTTTTTTGAAGAGCAACTTTGTTATAGATAACACGGCATCCGGAGTTTTCTAACAGATTAGTGAGAAGAGGCCTGTCCATTCCAAGTTCTTTTTGCTCTTGTCTATCGGGCTTCTGGGTGTCTGGATATTTGCCATATGAATCGAAAAATTCAATGTGTCTACCATCTCGAATCATGCAACACCAATGTCCTACAGATGGCCCATCTTGTGGAAAGAACACAATAGCTCTCCCTTTTCTATCAAAGAGTTGATTTACATCTGTTATATTTGCGAGATCAGGGTAACTGGTTATCTTGATACCAGGCAGTAGCTGTCTAATATCATCATCGCCTAAAGAGTAGCTTTCGGCTTGTTTTTCTGCTCCCGCTGACATGGTCGCCATTTATTTATAGTTGTTATAATAGTAATGGATTCTACTCAAACATCTATTGTTGCAATTCTTGGTCTTGTAGTCTCAATTTTTGGCTCCTTTTTAGCTGCAATAAATCATCGTCGAGTTAGAAGTAATTGCTGTGGTCATCCTATTGTCATGTCAGTAGATGTAGAGTCGACAACACCGCCTCTTTCTATTAAAATTCCTGATGATCAAAAGAAGGCTCAAGCTACTCTTAATTTGGCAGTAGACTGATATGTTCTGAGACAGTTGTGCTAGTTGTCGATGGTCCATAGGAAAATCCAGTATCTAAGACAACATAGCCGACAGTTTGGCCAGATGCTGTAGTCTGTGTTACAGTGATTCCTAACACCGGCTGATCAGCAAAAGACGATGGTTGAGGAGATATTAGAGACCATCCGGCACTAACAACTCCGTTTACCATAGGTGCTACTCCTACTACGGGAACACCTGTTACAACAAAAAATAGACCGTTAAAATTAGTTCCGAATCCAGCAAAGACTACCGTTGCAGTAAGAGGGTAGACACCTGTCGACGTCCATGTCTGGTAGTATGTCCCATTAGTCCAAGGATTGAACGCTACCACGCAATTCTGAAGTGGAATATGATTGACATCAGTATAGATATCATAAGGATCACGAAGTCCAGAGACTTGAGCATCTGGAACACCGATAGCCGATGTGTTAGTAATACGCGGGCTGTCGTTGGCATACAGCAGGTAGGTGTATCCGGCATATAAATTTGTTCCAGATGTTCCTGCTACGGTGCCGGTGCTATTACTGTAGGCCCATCGAGTATTAAAAAAACCAGAAGATGGAGCATTTGTATCATCAAAAGAGTAAAGATTAATTGCTAAGAGACCTGCTAAATACAGATTGACTGTTGGTCTAATCAGAACCCATGCACTTTGAATTTTGCTTTTAATGTATGGTAGAGGTGCTAATGGAACACTGAATCGTGGATTATATTGATACCAGTTGAAATACGCTGCGGAACCATTTGCTTTTGAAAATCCCCATCCACCTTGGACTGCCCCTACAGTAGGAACATTTACAGGAAATGAGCCATCTGGAACGATAGCTGTGGCTACTTGATTCGTTGCGGGAGTAGAAGACGAGGCCGTCGTATAAGGCAGGGCAGGAAATGCATTGATTTTATTCAAGAGACCATTTAGATCGAATACGACTCCAGTAGGACCTGTGGGACCACTAGGACCAGTAGGACCTGTAGGACCAGTAGGACCACTAGGACCTGGTGTGCTTATTATCAAAATAATTTGATGATTGTTTGCAAAACTCGGAGTTCCACCTATAGTAATTAATGATATAGGATATTGTGCAAATCCTGATCCTGTGTTTGGTATAGGTGGTCCATTAACTGACCATTGTTGAAAATTGCCTGAAACATTAGCATCTTGCAGAATCAGTGTAGAGCCTTGTTGAACTAAATTCAAAAAGATATCTACATCTATACCATCTTGATCTATATGGTTTACTCTAATATATGATGATAATGTCTGTTGTGTAAAATTAGACCAGCTAATATGACCCGTTGATGGATTCACGCCATTATCTGCTCGATACGGAAAATAAGTACTTGATTGACCTTGAACTCCTGTTGCTCCTGTGGGACCAGTAGGACCTGTAGGACCAGTAGGACCAGTTACACCTGTTTCTCCTGTAGGACCTGTAGGACCACTAGAACCTGTAGGACCAGTAGGACCAGTAGGACCAGTAGAACCAGATGCGGTAAGCAAAATATTACCAGGCCCACTAGAGCCTACTGTAAGATTAGTATTTGCCGAAGTGATCACCAGATCACCTAGCTGAGTGTTAAGAGATGATACACCACCCCCGCCACCACTAGAAGGAAATGGTGCCCATGAAGGAGAAGGAGCCGGAACAGGATTTTGATTTAATGATGTTGGAACACCACATGCATAAGAAACATTTGTCGATGCTAATACCACATCTCCGTAATGATAAAGTGTTGTTGCTGACCAGTCTCCGGCCCATCGTAAAATTCCATCTGGAAACGGTGCTGCCATTACTATATACCATATAAAATTTAGTTCCTATTTATGATGCAGGAAGACCTGTCTGTATGAAGCCTGTACTAGCTACCGTCCACGGATTTCCAATTGTTAGTGAACTTGCAGTGCCTTGTAGTTCGAGTGTATAGCTCGTATTGGTCAGAGTGCTAATAACTCTGTTAAAACTAGCATTAAATCCTATTATTTGGCCTACTGAACCTACCGGCCTAAAAAAGGAAATCGATCCCAAAGTCTGCTTAAACGGAGATCCAGTTTCATAATAGAAAAGTTCTAAGCCACACGTTGTTGAATCGGTAACAAAACTATTTGCTTTTATATCAAATGATATTGTTGTTGTACATGCACCCCCTGCACCTTGAGGTGTAAAATTGGTGGTCCACAGCACAACCTCCGTGCCATCTACAGGAATAAGACCTGTCTGTATTTCTGTAGTCCGAATCGTAGACTCTAATACAATAGCTGTAGAAGACCCCGTATTTGCCAGTCCTGATTCAGGAGTGACAGTAAATGAACTAATAGGTGGTGTAGGATACGCAATTGTTAATACAATGTTGTTATCAACAACAGTGTATGTTCCATTTACACATGACTGAGTAATGACACCTTGGATACCAGACAGACTAGTAACTCCACCACCTCCGCCGCCACTTGGAGGAAACGGGAACCAGTCTGTAGACGGCTGTGTAGCCGGATCGACATTCAACGATGTTACAGCTCCACATGCATAAGAAACATTTGTAGATGCTAGTGCAATATCACCATACTTATAAGTTGTAGAATTAATCCAATCGCCGGTCCATCGAAGAACTCCTGTAGGGAATGTGTTTGCCATACTATTATATATCATATAATTAAGTATGAGCTCAGGAAAAAATGCAAAGAAGGACCCAAAGGCTCTTCAAGAAGAATTTAAGAAACCAGTGTTGAAAATCAGTCTTGGTACGACAAAAAGAATACTGTCTAAAGAGGCTTGTGAGTCAGACAGAATCTGGCTTAATGGGTATATTGAAAACAAAGTTGCTGGAGAGTGTCTGCCACCAACTTTGTATTCAAATGAGTGTAGTAGTATTTTGAAGCGAATTTATGGAGTCAATTTTGATCACGAGCTTGAAAAAATACGGGCCGACTGGAAGAACCAGAATGGTTATTAATCTTTAATTAACATCCTAGCATAGTTGGCAGAAACAATATATTGTGGGTAAGTTTTTTTGACGCAAATCCAGCGGCCCAACTTCCTCAAATCACGTACATCTTCCTTGTTCATTCCAATATAATTTTTCAGTAAGTAATTGAGTGCATGTGCTGAGGTAGACATTGGATAAAGCACGAAATGAGTAGATTCTAACAGCATCAATCGACTCTTTTTGTAATTATTCAGATAATGCGATAAAATCAAAATAGAAGTGTTTGTATGACGACCCATAATTGCAATATCTTCTATAAGTTTTAGAACTGCTTTTTCTTCTGCACCGCCAAATGTGTCCCAGTCGTCAGCAATTACCATACAATCTTTAAATTCATCTAAGTCTGGATAAGAATCAACAAGACTCTGAACATTTATTCTTTTACACGGCTTCTTCATTTTGTCAAGAGTGCCGGGATCGGCATTTAATTTGGAAATTAGATATACAGACCTATCCGGAAATAGTTTCTGATAATATTCTGCTAAACCTTTTGCAATATATGATTTACCAGATCCAGAAGCTCCTGCAATGTAAAATACGTCTCGTTTTTTGGGATCAGCAGACGGTAACAATTCAAATTGGCCCGATTCTAATGAAATATCTTTTGATAGACTTGCATCTGCAAGAATACGCTCATATAATTGCTTACCGATAGCACTTTCTCCAATGAGTTGATCTGCTTCTAAACCTTTATCACGGGCTTCGGAGAGTCTAACAATTAATTTAGTTCTTTCACTGGGTTTAAGGCTCCTAAGTTCTGTTTTATATTTATTTGCATCTATCGACTCCCCTTTTTTACAAGAACTAACAGTTTTTTCGTGTAAATAAAGTATTTTAGTATTATTTTCTCCTCCACGCACTATAGCAATTGGTACAGAATCCTTTTCTGGTTCAAAGCCAAGTGATGCCATATTCTGTTATAGCTTTACTTTTTTTAAAGTCGTCTCATTCAGAATTTGTTGAAGTTCAGTGTGCAAATTAAATACAGCCGGTTTGAGTCGTTTCGGAGACATTTTTTTCATCGATTCTATGAGACCAATAATCTCATGTTCGGCTTCAAGAAATGATTTTAAGGAATAAATCGATCCCATTCTAGCCCTTAACTCATCCAGATTTTCTTTTACATGAGCAACAACAGATTCTACATTCATATCCAGTAGCATATGAATAGTAGCAAGGTCATTAATGATAGCATAGAGACGACCCAAGTCACTATTTAAAATTGGACTTAAATACTCTATCTCTTCAAGATTTTTAGTGATTTTTGCAAGACTAAATAGTCTTTTAAGAGCTTTGAATGGATTGGTAGTATTGTAATATATTATATCTTCTTTTAATGAGTCTACTACGTTTTTTGGTGACTCTGTGACTAAGATTTTATTAAGATATAAATTATATATCATACTAAACTCTGTAAATCGATCATCGATAGACGTAATAAAATCTAATTTTATCAGTCCACCAGAAAAGATTGCATCATTAAGAGTAATACTACGACCTCTTATTTCTTTGACACCAGCTAATACTTCAGACGGTAGCCATCTTAAAATATGAAATCTAATGCCTTTACGGGCCTTTATAAATGTCAGAGGATTTTTGATAGCACGTAGTAATCGTTCTGCACCTTTGTACTCTGCTGGTGAAATGATTTTATCGGCTTTTAGTTTATCTAACACAGACAAAGACTTTGGCAGACTAAAATCAACTTTATTTTTAATTACAGATCCATTCATGACATCCCATTCCTTAACATGACCAATTTTAAAGTCTGTAATATAGCAAGATTCTTGTACTCGTTTAATAATATCTTTGAATTTTTGTGTAGGATCAGAATCATTTGAGAGAAATGCTGTACAGTCTGCATCAAAATCACCTGCGTACTGTTGGCTTCGAATAGAAGCAGACCCTAAAATTTTTATATTTAGATTATTGTTAAACGATGCTTTTTTTAGAATATCGAGAACAGAGTCACTATAATTATCCGGAAACTTTTTTTCTTTTATCAAGTCCATACTAACCTATGATAATATTTTAGCTAGTTCAAACATCAAAATTTATTTTGATGTCAGTGCTGGTTGCATTGCAACCAGCTCCGCCTCTTGTTTCCGAGCTTCGTTTAGACGTTTAGTTCGATTTCCAGATTTTAAAATTTTTAATAGCATCTTGTGTTCTTTAATAAACTCTTTCTTAGGAATATAGACACCACCGACTTGTCTATCTGCAAGACCAAGCAGATTATCAAAATATACTTGTCTATCTAAATCGGCCATATTTACTTGGTTGGTGATTTTTTATATTTCCCTTAAATATAATATGGCTCGTGCAGCAAGAGCAGCCTTGGCAGATGCCCGTGCAATGGAAGAACAGCGATTCAGACAGCAAATGCATGGCGGTGCATTTTACGGAGCAGGTATGGTAGGGGGTTCCGCTACTCCATCAATGGGCCTATCTCAGTTTAGAGGTGGTGCTTGTTGTATGTGTGGTAAGAGGAAGTGTAATTGTTCTGAGAGTGATGAAGACACTATTCAGCATGGAGGTGGCATTGTTTCTTCTGCATTAGCAGCACTTGGTCGACTTGGAAATGTTGGTAAAACGGCCGCTCAGATTGCACAAGAAGCTAAGTTAGCAACTGCCGCCTCCGCCGCCGCCAAAACCGCCGCTGCAGAAGCGAGGTTAGCCATGGTTGGACGTACCGGTCGCCTTGCATTGACCGATGCACCAATTACTACTCTTGCATTAAGACCCGGAGCATCTGGAGCACTTGCAGTGAGACCTGGTCTTGGTGCATATGACGCGGCTCTTGATTTAAGAGGTCTTACAGGAACCACTACTACTGCCGCTAAGACTACTATAGCTAGTCGTCTGGCAAAGCTAGGTGTAACACCTGCTCGTTTAGCAGCGGCATTAGCTGCGGGAGTTGGCATAGCCGGATTAGAGGCATATTTTCAAAATCAGGGTACTCAACTGCCTGGCGGAACATACGATATTCCTGTTCGTCCTGGTCAACCTACAAATGTATCTGCTGTGGCCAAAAATGCTTCTGCTACTATTACATGGAGGCCTCCCGTTTCTTCAAATATATCAACTAGTTATGATGTAGAATCTATTCCTGCTACAGCTCTTCAAACATCATTAGGAGGCCCATTTAATTTTACAGGTTTAACTAATGGAACTTCTTATAAGTTTGTAGTAACTGCTAGAAATGGGCAATTAACAGGAACACCTTCTTCTCCATCTAATTCTGTAACTCCTAGCGCTAGTGGTCCTGGTGGTCCTGGTGGTCCTGGTGGTCCTGGTGGTCCTGGCACTGTTGTCGTCGATCCTGGTGATTTGATTCCTGGAACTCCTAAACGGGTAGTTGCAGCATATCTTCGATCAGGCAATGCTCCATCTAAATATTTAGTTGGTTCTCAGGCTTACAAAATGGCTCTGGCAGAAAGTGAAGGAGCTGTTGGTGGTCGTCTTAAAAAGCCATCTGCACGTGGTGAAAAAATCAGAGCTATTATGAAACAACACGGTTTATCTCTTGGTCAAGCTTCCAAATATATTAAAGAAAATGGTCTTTAAAATGTTTTGTAATAGTAAATGGGCAGAAAAAAGATTTTAAAAGGTGGGCTTTTTGGAGCGATCTTTGGAGCTGCAGCAAAAACTGCTGCACAAGAGGCTGCGGAAGCTGCCGCAAAAGCTATAGCGAAAGAAGCCGCAGAAAAACTAGTGAGAGAAGCGGCAGAAGCCGCCGCCGCAAAGGCTGCAAAAGAGGTCGCAGAAAGTGCTGCTACAAAGGCAGCAAAAGAGGCTGCGGAAGCCGCTGTGGTAGCCGCAAGAACTCCGGCCGAGAAAGCTGCTGCAGAGGCTGCAGTAGCACAAGCTGCAAAGGAGGCAGCAAAAGCATCAGAAGCCGCCGCAGTTGCTGCGGCATTAAAGGCTGCAGAACAAGCTCGACAAACGGTAGCTGGTCGTCTTTGGACCCTTGCTCAGCCAGTACTTGGTGCCGCTACAATTGCAGGAATAGGTACGTCTATTGGATTACCAATTGCAGATTCTAAAGCTACTGCAGAATCTAATAGAAAACAAGATGAAGCAACAACAGCACAGAATTTAGCAACTGAAGCAAGTACAGCATTAGATAAAAAAAACAAAGAGTTTTATGATACTCAAACTGAATTAGCTAAAAAAGCAATTGAAGAGGCTAATTTAAAAATAGCAGAAGCTATAAAGGCTCAAAAAGACTATGATGCCATGATCGCAAAACAACAAAAAGATTTCGATGATTGGTTAAAAGCACAAGGAGAGGCAAATCAAAAAGGATTAGAAGAATTATTAGGTATTGGTTCATTATTAGGAGTTACTGGACCTCTACCTCAATTCCCTCCTGGACCCCCTCCTCCACCACTTCCACCTCCACCACTGCCTTTTCCTACGGGACCTTCAGGTCCTGTAGTACCTCCACCAGTCAGACCTCCACCTCCACCTCCTACAGTCAGACCTCCACCACCTACAGCACCTCCTCCAGTCAGACCTCCACCACCTACAGCACCTCCTCCAGCCAAACCTCCACTACCTACACCTCCAATTAGACCTCCGCCCCCACCTCCAAAACCAGCTAGACCACCACCACCTCCTCCTCCCCCTAAGCCAACAGTTGGTAAGCCAGTTTATAGAAGGGGCGGATCAAAGAAATCTACTAAAGAATTAGCACTGCTTCTCGAACTATATTCCGAACTTTAATTACTTATCTCTATTAGATGTATGAACTTGAAAAAGTTGGTCGAGGCTACTATGTAGTTAATATAGCATCAAGGAAAAGATACTCTATTAAACCAATGACTAAGAAGAATGCAAAAGCACAGCTTCGAATTCTAGAAGCTTCTATGGAGTCAGAAGAAGTCCCGACATTGAATATTATCGAGCTGGTGACACAACCAGAGGTCAAAGGAGGTGCATGGAATCCTTTTGAAAATCAAACTCGTGAATCACTGCAAAAAAATGCACCTACTGCAGAACAGTTTAATAAAGAAAGTGATCTTGCATTTGAAATTCTTGGCTATCTTCCCGGTTTAGGTGCGGCTTCGATGATAGCACAAGCAGGAATATTTGGTTATAGGCAACTCAACCCATCAAAATACGAACCTATTCGTACACTCGCTCCTGGAGAATACGAAGCGGCAGTGGCTCAGGGAATGAAAGAAGCTCAGGCCCGTGGTCGAACGTCTTACGGTGCTACTAAGACAGAGCCACAGAATTATGGTTATTATACTCCTCCTCAAAAAAAATTAACAGATGAAGAATTGTTAAATACTCTAAAAGATTACAATGTAAAAACTATTGCTGAAACTCAAGCAAGTCAGAAATTTGATTTGCAAAATAAAAATATTCAATCGAAACTAAATGCAGAAAGACAAATAGCTAATCAGACTGCTATTAATCTACAACGTCAACAATTCCAGTCTGGTCTTAATACACAAAGTGCCATCGTTCAAGGACGTGTTACATCTATAAATGAAGCAGTTAAAAAAGCTAAAATTTTACAGGCACAGAAAGTCGCTGATCAACAGTTATTCGTTACTAAAGTAGCAGATATTAATCGGAAAAACTTTTTTGATAAAGAACGAGTAGATCAAGAAGCAAAACAGGCTCTTTTAGATGCTGAACGGCGTAGACAAGCTATTAGAGCTTCTGTTGCAAATGCTTCTGTTCCTGCTGCAAATGCAACTGGGTTGCAAATGCAACCGACTCTGGGCCGTCCATTGAATCTTCCACCCAGTGTTTTATGGTTTGGTAATCAACGAAAGTAATTTGATAAAAATCCATGATTATTTTATATCGACTAATTAAATGTCAGCCGTAGCTACTATGAAACCTGGGGGCCAAAAAGGAGTTCAGCTAACTTTTCCGTATGTCTTTCAACAGAATTTTCATGCAGGAACTAGCTACTTCCCATCGGCTGTAGGGGAATCGATGCAACTCCTAACAGGAGAGACATTTCAATCGGATTACCACAGACAGAAACGTGCAGATGCTATTCAGAACGTTTACAATGGCATTACTAACAATGCTTCTAAAGAACTTAAACTTCTAACAGGCACGGCAAATTACCATCTTCCTAAACCCGTTCTTGGTCAGAGAGTGTTTGCGAATCCTTCTTTAGGCGCTCTTTCATTTTCGAGTGCAAGACGCGATGGCCGTCTTGCTCCTTGGACTACCTGTGAAACGTCTCAAACGTCTCAATCTGAGTCTGGAATGTCTGGTGGTGTAATGAAAACTAGAGAGGGCTTTGACTATTACACAAGAAATTTACAGGCCAGAATTGGTCAACTCAATGCAATGAATGCTGTAGCTACTGGTATGCCAGTTCCTCGTGGAGCTATTACTGCAAATCCTTCAGACTCTACTACGCAAGGTCCACCAAACAAGGTAGAGTTCTTCATTTTGTTGCAAGGCTTACAAGATGCAGTGACTGAAGGTGATCTGACCCGATTTACCTTTGAAAATCTCAAGCAAATGATGGGAGCCATGTTTAACTTCGGCCCTGTTGCAGAGCAGGAAGATTTCCAGGATATGGAAAGGTCTATAACATCGATATTAACTGATCTCAGACAGGGTTTGGATAATGCCGGTGGAGTAACCGATGAGTTTGCAAAACCAGATTATGCACAGACACTGTTAATCTACATGGAGGGATTAAAGAACTATGTTGATGAGATGTATGCAAACATGAATCTTTCTACTACTGATAGAACAACACTTTCTAAAAGTCTTGTTAAAACACTTGGATTTACTAGGTTAGCCAAAAAGAAGACACCCGCTGAAGTTATTGCAGAAGTCAGACCAGAAAATGAACGCGTCAATCAAGCAGCCGAAGACTTTGATGATGCGTTTGATCCCAATGATGGCGGTGATGGATTTTTCAATCGTCCCGCAGAAGCCCGTGAAGATGATGAGCAAGAAGGTATTCTTAGAGGTGCATTTGCCGCTGCAGGAAATGGTGGTGATCCTAACAGAGATGCTTGGGGTGCTGTCCGTGCTCCTGGTGCTCGTGAACAGGAGTTTGCTTATTTTGGTGCAGAAGAGGGTGAAGGCCAACTGGTGGAACCTTTGGCCCAAGCAGGAGTAGCAGATCAGCCAGAAAGAAATCCATTAGATTTGGCAACGGCGGTGTCTAATTCTATTGATTCATTGTTACCTGGACAAGGAGGTGCAGGGCCTGATATTCCTAGAATAACTCTGCTTACACAAGCAATAGGTAGGGGGGATTTTACTAGTAACAATGATTTTGCAGAACAAGTTGCTGCAGATGTCGAATTAAATGATGCTACTATAACTCCTCAAGACATTACGATGGGCATGGCACAGATTATGGATATGCCTGGTGTTTTTAATCAATATATAGATACTTTTTCTAGACCTTTGTATGCTGCTGCATTTCCACCTGCTCCTCTTGGTCCCGCTGCCCAAACAATGGCTGCTCAGGCCCAAGCTCAAGCTCAGGCCCAAGCTCAAGCCCCGCCTCCTGCACCTAAGGGCCCTCGCATTGATTTTACAAGAGAACAGCTTAAAACACAGCTGAATACTGTAGCAAAAGCTATTGCTTTTGCTAATAAAATGCCAGAGTCGATGGGTGGCCCATATCGTCCAAGAGCGTCTTCTTATCTTAAGACGATTGTGAATGAAATTGTTAAGAGGATTCAGCGTAACTATCCGGATTTTTAGTTTGCTCTTTTAGCTTCAAGTCTGCTAAACCATTGCGTTTCATTATCATTTTCACTATAGGTTTGTATATATTAACGAGAGAATCTAATTGACTCTCTCGTTTTTCTACACGGCCTACAGAAGGAATACCACCATTAGAATTAAAATATTTAGTCTGCACCCCTATCCAGTTAAATCGACGAACAGCCCTGCCTTCTTTTATTTCTCCTAGTAGTCTGCCCCAATCTTCTACAGAGTCACCTTCATCCCATTCTTTGAGTCGTGGATCATTTTTACAAAAATAGAGTGCTCCAACACAGAATGCCGGTTCAGAAATTGTTTCACTCATCCAGCTCTTATTAATAATTGGATAGACACCTCCTAACAAATCTATTCGTTTAAAAATATGGTCTGCTACTGCATTTATATCAGTACAATGACTCAGGTTCCCCTCGCCTTTAATTTTTATCGCAGT